GAAGAAAAGTTTTTTATTTGTCTTTTGCTCCGAGGTCACTGGTCAATTGTTCTTTCTTGTTGTAAATCATCTCTCCTGATTTTTTAACTCTTTCTATTGTTTGTAATTGTCCTAGTACATTAAAGACTTCAGGTTGACTTGATCCTTGAGTCAAGGTCTCTGCTTTATTTTTCATAATTAAATGATACGAATCTAACTGGTGTCTATTAACATCTTGAGTATCAAATGATCCATCATCAAATTCTTTTTTTAATGTAGACCAAAGTTTAATTTCTCTCATTCTATCTTTAGCAACTAATTGCATGTTAGCTAAACCATATCTAGCTTCGTCTAAGTCAATTATATATTTTTCTAATTTGTATTCGTCTTTTTCTGTATTAATCTTTTTTTCTAACCATTTAACTTTTGCCTCTTGTCTTCTGCAATCAAAAGATAAACTCATTAAGTTTTCTAAAAATACGTTTTGTTCTCTAACACACTGCCAATACTTTGCAGCTTTTGTTGGATACTTTGCATCTTGTAACACAGACATTCTCATTTCTGTCTCTGTTCTAAATACTTGTTTCTTGGTCCATGTGTCACGAAGCTCGGCTGTCATAGCCTTAAACTCTTTTACGTCTTCTGGGTCTAATAAGTTATTTAAGCTTGGTGCCTCTTTTTCAATTAGTGCATGTATATTTCTTTTTTCTGTCATAATAATCCTTTCGATACTTTCTAATATAACTATTACTAACTAGTTGTCAATGTTCTAGAAGTTATTGTTTCTGTTCCTCCTGTAAATTCTTCCGTTGCATTAGTGATACTAGGAGCTGCATTTCCACCCGCACATAAACCAGCTGTATTAGATGTTCCACTACCTGTTGCACCACTCTCTCTTGCTGTTGAAAGAGGAGCAGTTGCTGTCCAATTAGTTCCATCATAAAGAAGAGTGCTTCCTGTGTAAGGAGGTGTTTGACCTCCAAATACCATCCCTGCTGTTTGAGCTCCTGATCCCATAGAAGCCTCTTTGTTTTCAGGCATTGCTGTTACAGTTGTCCAAGCAGATCCGTTGTATTCTTCCACAGCGTTAGAAGCAGGTGCATCTCCTGCTGCAAGTGCTGCTGTTTGAGTTCCAAGACCTGCAAGATTGTAGTGTTCTGTATTTAAATCTCCACCAGATGTCCAAGAACTACCATCATATTCATATGTTTCTGTTGTGCTACTCAACCCTCCAAAAACTATTGCTGCTGTTTGAGTTCCACCGCCACCGCCAAGTCTTATAGTGTCTGGTATAGTTGGTTGAGCTGTCCAAGAAGTTCCATCATAAAATTCAAAATTATTTTGTTCGCTAGGGCCCCCATCAAAACCACCCATTCTAACACCCGCTGTTTGTGTACCTGCACCAGCAGCTCCTCTAGTTTCAGTGTTTAAATTGTTTTGTTCTGACCAACTTGTTCCATTATACTCTTCTGTTTTATTAGTTACATTTCCTGGGCCACTCGGAGGCGATCCAGACTCTCTACCACCAAAAGCTAAAGCTGCATCCTGTGTGCCTTGATTTGCTCCAGATACCTTATATCTTGCAGTTCCTAAATTTCCTCCAGATGCCCATGCAGCTTTGGTTATAGTGTTAATGCTAAAATTAAATTCTTCTGTTGCATTTGTATGAGCAGGGCTACCATCACCACCAGCTATAAATCCTTCAACAGTTGTGCCTCCAGCCATTCCAGCTGCACCTCTTCCTGTGCTCATGGACGCTGAAGAAGCGAAACTAGTTCCATCCCAAAGTTCTGAGGTTGCAACATTTGGTGATCCACCCGCAGTTAAACAGGAGTCTTGAGAGCCCGATCCACTACAATATTCTCTCGCTATATTTGTATCAGCTTGAGTAGTCCAAGAAGTTCCATCATATTGTTCGTGAGATTTTATAGAGGCTCCAGGTGGACTTTCTCTATTTATATAGATAGCTGCAGTTTGAGTTCCACCCCCAACTCCCCTTCTTCCAGCCACGTTTGTATTATTACTACTTGTCCAAGAGCTGCCATCAAATTCTTCTGTTGCCTGATCACCACCAGAACCACCATAAACTAATCCTGCTGTTTGAGTTCCATTTCCAGTATGTCCATATCTACCTGTATTCAAATCTCCTGTTTCAGAAAAACTTGATCCGTTGTATAATTCTGTATTAGCTACAGTTGTGCTAGTATATCCACCACAAAATGCTGATGCTGTTTGAGTTCCAAAACCAGTCAGTGTTCTTCTAGTAGTGTTTAAATTATTTTGTTCTGCCCAACTAAAACCATTGTATTCTTCTGCATCACCTGTGTTTCCAGGTGGTCCTAAATAACCTCCAGCCACTATACCTGCAGTCTTAGTACCTGCTCCACCTAATTCGTATCTTGAAGTATTTAAATTACCACCACTTACAAAAGCTCCAAATTTAATTAAAGTTTTATTTACTCCTGTAGTCGAGTTATACCAAATCTGTCCTTCATACGACGATTCTAACGTCGGATCAGAAGATAAATATTTTATCCTTGTGCCTGTTATATCCTGGTAGTCTGACATTAAAAATCCTTATGGAAGAATTACGTCACCTGGTCTATTTTGATTACCTGGTGCAGCTTTTTCTTCATCAG